TCGCCCACAATCGGCCTCCAAACAAATATGCCCAGTACGCTATAAATAATAAGCGAACCGAGCATATAAAAGATGTGTTTATTGCCTTGCATTAGCTTTCGCTTCTTGATCCTCTAGGCGGTATTCCCAAGTCGCTTTCGTCAACAGTCCAAACCGACAAACCCGCAACACTTCCTAGTGCGTATTCGGCTTCCTTTGCAGCTGCGGCGGTTTCCATTTGTGCCAATTCCGTTGAATCCATATCGGCAATCAATTTATCGGATTTCAATGTTGCTCCTTTAGGCGATTTACTGTGATTGATTGTAGTAATTGTAATCATTTTTTAGCGGTATTAATTAATTTAATTGAATAAATCTGAATTTCTGTTTCCGTTTCTCGCTTCATTATACCGTCGATAAGAACGGGTTTAAAAGTCTGTTCTTCACCTGCCAATGTATAAATCGGAAATGGTTGTTTAATTGGGTTACACGGCTTTTGTTTCCAAGATCCAAACAAACATGTGTAAGCACTCGCAATTAATATCATGCATGAAACTAGGAACAATCTTTTTGACGGCTTCATCAGAAAGCAATTTCAGCCTGGTTCACCAAAGTAACAGTAGCTGTTCCAGATGTTGCCGTATTGATTCGGTATTGCGTTCCTGCATTCATCGGAAAGCATAACAGCCCCGTTTGTGCATTGGTAAGCTGCACACTTACCGCAAGTGCCACGCTGTTGCTATTGGCTACCGTTGCAACATCTACCCACGCAGAGCCGTTGTAATACTGCGCCTTTGCCGTTGCTGTTGACGCGCCGATTAAAAGCGGGTTTGTCGCGCTGCAAGTAATCGAGTAAAAACCAATCGATGATTTAGACGGCGTAAATGATGTGTTTACTGTTCGTGCCGGCGTGTAGTTTATCGTAGGCGTTGCGGCAGGAATTGTGATAGTGTTTCCACCTGAAATACTTAACTGCCCGGTTCCTGAATTGTAAGACAACGTTTGAATTTCATTGCTTGTCGATCCGTCGACTTCTGACGTAAGATACCCTGTATTATTTGTCCATTGTGAGATATTCCCGCTTTTGTTGGTCAGCGTGTTTGAACTTGAAGCGGTAATGAATCCTGCATTATTTGTGAAACTGGAAAGAGTGGAAGGAACGCTGAATGTGAATCCTGTTTCATAGCTTCCTAAAATTGAAAGTATACCGCCGTCACGAAGATAATAATCCCGTAAATAACAATCGCACATATTGATAGTGTCTTGTAATACGAGTTCTTTAGATGCTGATTTTGTAGTTTGCGTTTTTTTACGCGGTGGCTTTTCCCTTTCATCTGGAGTTGCCGAGAATCCGACAATTCCAAATACAACGGCGATCGCCAATACAAGTAAGTAGTTTTTTTTCATTATATTTGGTTTTTAAAGGTTACTAATCAATATCAGGTGTAGCTGTTATGTTGTTCGGACCTAAATCCTCAAAGACAAACCATGAGTTTGCGTTTGTGGTTGCTGTAGCCTGATTTGCTGAACTTGTAATTGCTGGAATCAAAGAACCCGCCCCTGAAATACGAACGGTTCCCGTAATACGCAATATAGCGTTAGCGGTGGCTGTCGACGTTGTGAGTGCCGTTGCTGATGCTGTCGTAACATCGCCCGATAATGCTGTGCTGGGTGTAGCTGACTTTGTTGCAAGGGATGTATATCTAATCCCTGATATTGTGGCTGTTCCCAAGAATCCGAATGAAACGCTGCCCATTGTACCAACGCCTGAAAGACTAATAAACCCGTCAAAGAAATAAGTTCGTGTCTGCGCCTGTAATGATCCGTTTCCTGATGCACCAACGTTAAATGCTTTAGTAAGCGTGTTGGCAGTTATGGCGTAGTTGAACGCGGCATTTGGAGTCATTTCTGACTTTGCGCTTTTCCAAACCTGACTACCCGCAGAATTTATCGAAAGTACCTGCCCCTGAGTACCGTTTCCTAATACGGCAGTTGACGGAGTTACGTGAATAGAGCCTGTTGACGCGTTTACATTGGTTACGAACCCAACACGCATCCTGAAATTAGGTGCAACAGGTATTGTCTGCGTTAATCCTCCTGGAGTTGTTTCTGAAAGGTAAACCGCCCCTGTTGTAAAAGCGGAAGTGTTCAAAGTCCTTACCAATCCCAATGACGTAACGAACCCAAAAGCGTTGTTTGCTATTGCTTCAGTAGTAAGACCGGCGACAACCGTTGTAGTTCCTGAATTTGCCTGAGCCAATGCGATTGTTGGAACGTTTGCGCTTGTGCCGTTAATGTAAACAGCCGATCCGTTCGGTATTGTCGAGCCTGTAACATTCCTAACCCTTATCCATTGTTCCTGACCGATTTGTAACGATACGTTTGAATCGGAATTAAAAGCCGTAAAACAGTCATTCGTTGAATCATAAACCATTGTTCCAGGAGAATGCGTTGGCGATGCCTGAGCCGCTAATGTAAGCCCTCCGTTATCGTCAATGCTTGCCCCGCTGTTTTGTATAATCTTGCCTGTTGTGCCGTCAAATCTGGCTATTGCATTGTCGGTTGATGCTGCTGCTCCTGCTGCTTTTTTTGCGAGTTCATCAAAAGTTCCATTAGAACCGGCAGCGTTAAGGCTTCCGTCTGTTGGTACTGCGTCGATGGCGGGGATTTGGTCAACGTTTGCAACTGTACCGTTACGCGCTTGCAAGGTCTGCACAAATGCCGCTCCGCTTGGGTCAGGCCATTCTAATGTCGTTGTTTCGCCCGCCGTATAATTGCCATGTCCTATCGAGAAATCATTATTTTCAATAATCCTAGCTGAATTAGGCGTGTTACTAACCAATGTAACTTCCGCATTTGTTGCCGTTGCGGTTAAATTTGCTTCGGTTTGATATGTTGAATGTACTTTTACATTAGCTAAATCATTTGGCCCGTCTGTAAATGCGCTAAATGTGTTTCCGTAAGGGTTTACAACACTTACCTCTATTGAGGTTACTGCTTCATTTGTGACAATTCCATAAAAAGCACCATTGGTATTAGTGAATTGCAAATCACTCTTTGTATGCACTGAACTAGCCGTACCATCGCCCATCGTCAATGTATGGTCGCCTAAGTCTACATCAGCGGTTGCGCCTGTGTATGGTACGCCGTCGCCTGAAATAGTTCCTAAGTCAATATTTCCTTCAACGTCGGCGAGTATCTTTGCGCCGCCGTTTAGGGTTGCGGAAAATACGGGGGTGTACTCGCCACCTGATACTGGTAGATTAGGAAGTTGGACATTGTAGTTTTCGGTTAGATTGTCGACTTTTATCTTGAGTTTTGCACCAACTGAATTTTCCGCTGAAAATCCTTCCGCGTTAACTCCATAGAAACTGCCGTCCGAGTTTATAAAGTTAATAAGTGAAGGTGTTAATTCAAAAGTATCATCCCCATCAGTAACAACCAAATTCGCTGTATCATCATCCCACATCTGCTGTAGGGAAGTGAAGCCGCCCTCAACAAGCGGTTGCCAAACGGAGCCATCGAAATATTCATAACGCGTATTGGTAATGTTCCAAATAACAGTTGATACAGGCTGTCCGCTTGTAGCGTTTCGTTGCGTTGTTGTTAGGCGCGGAAATGTAATGCCTCCCGTAGTTGAAACAACATCCAAGGCCGAAGCAGGCGCGAGTGTTCCTATTCCTGTTTTATTTGCATAAGTTCCTGTAGCGTAAGGAATAAGTCCTTTGCCAAGTCTAATTCCATCAGGAAATGGAGATTGAGCATTTACGAAACCCGTTGCTAAAAGCAGTAATAAAATGTATTTTTTCATAATTATTTATTGGTATATTAATTCGACTACCTCACCGCCAAAACATTCAAAGTCTATGGTTACAATATCACCGGCCTGTGATACTTCAGTGTCGTTATATAATTTTGTACGGTTCACGAAAACCATCTTTATTGATTTTCCTGTAGTGGTCAATGTGAAGTTTTGTGTAGTGTTCGCTGTCGCTGTTGCGGTTTGTGTTATTAGAGGTGAACCACCGCCACCGCCTCCAGCAGCAACATAAAGCAACCCATCTGTTCCGATAATCAATTGGTTCGCTGCATCACCGCTGATTAAATCGTCAGCCAATAATACTTGGTCTTTCTGTCGTAGAAACTTTAATTGAATCAACCTCGCGGCTAATGTATTCGTACTTGTAAAACTCTCAACTGTCCCCCCGCTAGTCAAATCCTGAACGGTAACATTCACCCGCAAGTGATCGCGAAGTTTGCCGCCGTTTAGTTTCTCAACCTGGAATGTTTCGCCCTCAAAAAACCAATAGCCGCCGTTATTCTGCAAACGTTCGGTCTGCAAATTGGATGGCTCCATCGAGAAGTTATCCGTGCCGTGCTTGATTATTTTTAAGGTATCTGCCATTATTTTGTAAGTCTTGCCGTGAATAATCCCGAATTGGGGTTAATCGTTGAGGCTGTGTTGTTGTAGAATCGAGCCGTCCAAGTGTCGTTTGACGTTACGAACGCGGTATATTCACCGCCTTGCGCCATTATACTCGGAGGCGGGGTTAATGTCATTACATCCTTTTCCCTTGCGCCAAATAGCGGAAGTCCTGTAATGTCTGTAGTTGCACCCGAAAGCGTGCTTCCGAAGTCAAGTGTCAAATCATCAACGAACATATTTTTTGGTGGCATAAAAACAGGAGGCAATCCTAAAAGCCTGTCATTAGCAAAAAGGCCAATTCCTCCAACCCATAACGTGGAATTTCCTTCGGTTGTGGTTGGATCGGTTGTATGCGTAAATTGAAAGTCAACTGACCCTGAAAGGTTTTGTACAAGTGCCGCAAAAAGATACCATCTTTCCCTTACCATCTGTACTTCGCCGTTTTCTTCCAATGGAAGGGTAAAAAGTATCTGGTTGTCTGCTACAGCAGGTGATCCGTTTAGCGTTACATCTACCTGAAACGTATGGGCAGCATATTGCAACACGTTTTGTCGCTGCAAAATAGGCATTACAACCCAAAATCCATCGTTTGACGGTGGCGATAGCTGAGTAGAGAGTACTGTTCCCATATTCCACACCAATGGAGTATCGTCTGTATCGTTGTAAGACTTTATACATTGGGTACCAAAATAATGGTAATCCGTGTCAAATGAAACACCGCTCCCTGCCGATCCGCTCACTTTAGTAAGGGTGGTAAGTATCTGAAGAGATGAAAAATAGTTTAACAGGTTCGGTGAGAACCTTGCCATTTCCTGAAATACGCTTCCGTTTATCATTATTTTGCTAGATTATATGTAAAATCAAAATCCCATTTTGCCGCCGTGAAAGCAGGTATTGCTCCAAGTGTCCTTACCGTTGCAACTCCAGCCAAATAAATAAGCTGACAGTCCAATGTACTGTTATAAACCCTGTCGTAAGCTTTGAAGTTTACGATAACATTAGTCAGGTTTCCAAATTGTTGGTCTAATGGCAGCCAATCAGTGTCTTTAAATGTAAAAATAACTTGGTTGTTGTCCTGACTGTAGTTTACCTTTAAATACCCTACGCACCTTGCTAATTGGAAGGATTTAGAAAGCACTATCTGATAAGGGATAGACGCTGTTGCTACTTTTGTTGTATAGGTTTCGGTACCGTTGGAATCAACAGCTTTTTCGTAGCCGCTGTCCAACATCTGCTGCCACAAATTACGTTCGGTAGAAATTGGATTATTTCCTCCGTCAGTCCTTGCGGCAATTAATGTTTCTATTGCTAATTTATTCATTATGCTGTGAAATAATCGTTATTATTATAGTCCGCGTTGTTGTAGTCACCATCTGATATTTCGAAAGCCCAAGTAGTTTCATCTACTACCGAAACCGTCTGCCCCGATGCTGAATTGAACAGCCCCGAAGTAAAATTAATATAATATTTGCCATTTGCAAACGGTAACGATGAAATATCTATGGTAAATGTATTTCCTGCAATAGAAATGTCGGTTTCGGTGAATTGGTAAAGCTCTGTGCCGTCCTCCAAATAAACCGTAAGCGTTCCCGTTCCGAGAGTAATCGGATAATTGAATGTGCCTGTTATTTCGTTTGGAAAAGTCATTATGGTAGAACCATTATAATTATATTCATCTTAAAATTATCATCGGCGGCTCCTGACGCTATAACTCCCATTTTTAAAACAGTACCACTTTGTCTTTCTATGTAAAATTGTTTTGGATCAATGTAACCACTTGCTCCGGTTCCTGAAGCAATAACAACAGTTTTAAGGTCTGTAAATACAGAACTTGAAGCTGTTATAGTAAAATATCCCATAGCGTCTCTAGTCCAAGAAATGCTAGCGCCAATATTACTTTTGAAATTAGGAACAGGATTATCTGTATTTGATTGTGTTACATATGCCGCGTAAGAAGGCACATTAAACACCATGCTTGTAAGCTCAGCCGCATTCCCGTTAAGTTTACTCCTAACCGATGCATTGCTTTCCCCGTTTGTAAAAGTTTGTGCCATAATATTTTATTTTAATCTTGCCAAGTTAATGAATCATCCCATACTTCTGTATCATCCCATATATTTATCGGTGGTGTCGGAACTCTAGGCGTATAAACACCACTCGGACTGAACGAAACCAACATAAAGTTAGGCGTTATTTGGTATGCAGGAATGTATCGCTGCGATTTGTCAACGTATGCCGCGAATGATGCCGAAAAGAAGTTGCTGCCGCCCAATACTGATTCCGATGCCGTTTCAAAGGCCGTTACGCGTTCTGCATAGCTTCTGTTGCCTTTAGTAACCCAAACAACAGGCGAGTAGGTAATGTATTGGAACGCCTCTAATTCTTGGTTGGTTTGGTATTCAACGGTAAACAAGTGACTGAAACTCGGAATAAGTCCGTTCTGAATTGTTTGGCTACCTGTGTTCAGGTATAGTTCGCGCTGTGTTTTCGGATCTAGTTTGGTAAAGCTGCCCTTAAACCTGCACGACTGCATAAATGGCGCGTTGATATAGTCAACACCGTGAAAGACTCCGTAAGCCCTCCAGTCAACCCTGAAAGTGTCTTGAATGTCTTCAAGAACCCTGAATGGGTTGGAATAAAATACATTTTTCGGGTTGGTCGTTTGCGTGAATCTTAAATGAACGGGCGCGGGGAACTGCTGCCCTATATTTACAATCTCAAAAGTGATATTGAACAGTCCGCTTCTGGAGTTGTTGTGCGTTCGTATTGTGACTTTATCGGTAATGTCCGCGAGTACCGTTCCGCACGTTGTAATAAGCTCCACCTTTGCATCTGTCGCGAAATTTATATCAACATTACTCGATGTGGTAAGGCAGTAATGCTCGGTAGGTGAAAGGACAATGAATCTGTTGAATATCGTTGCCTGTTGCGGATCATCAAGACACTCGAACACCTCCTGCAATGAAGGCTTTAGGAATATCGGCGCGAAGTCTTGAATGTAGTTCATTATTGCAAATATAAAATAAAATCCCTAACAAATTAATGATATGGATTGAAAATTATATTAAGAATAGTGTTTTGCTCCACAGTCTCTTGCTTTCGCATTGTAGGCGTGCAGTAACGCCTCGTTGTTCGGATATACCTACTCTGTGGATACGGGAGTTTTTTAGAGAAACCCCGATTGTAAAACTCGTTATCAATCCTATATGTTACTTACGCGTCCGCTTTCTCTTTTAATGATTGACCTATTGTTATTCATTTGTAAATCCAAAAATACTAAAACCTTCATCATCTGAATCCCTACTTGCGTTTTTTGCTACCACCCACTTATGCCAAAGCGAATCAATGCGGTCTTCACCACATTTTATCCATTCTCCGTTGCTGTAATAATATTGTTGTTCATTGTCCTTCTCTTTGAATGAGGGTGTGAATTCTTCTGGTGGTTTCATGATTTCTTAAAATTAAGAGAAAAATTCATTACTTATAACCTGTGTAATTACTGCGTAAAGTTGCTTTTTATTTTCATCTGTTAAAACTCCGTAACCGGTAAATGAAAGTTTTTCAGTATTTCCATCTCTGATTTTTACCTCCAATGTTATTGCCGATCCTTTTGGTTTATCAATTCTGTTTTCAGTAGTTTCTGGTAAAAAAGTACGGGTTATTATTTTAGGCTCAGTCATTTTCACCCTTGAATATTTAATTACTGGTAAACTGAACCCTTGTTTATTTGCTTTTGTGACATTGTTTTCACGATAAACAAACATATCCATCGTTATTAATTCGATACCTTGACCACGTATCATAGATAAAAATTCTTTCAAATTAGAATCTATCTTATCTACTAGAAGTTGTTTTTTGCCGTCCATTATATTTGCGGCTGCAGTTGTCTTGTTCATAATAAAAAAAATGCCCGACGCTCACCACAAACGAAGGGCATTAAAAGTTAGTTGTGGTGAATGGCAAATATACGAACCACCGAGTTAAGAATCATTCTAAATTACCGAAGAATATTCATCGCATCCATAAAATCAATCGCATTATTATAAGTAACGCCATTGATGCTGATTTCTTTGTATGGCGTTGGTGTTATGATGGAAACTCTATTGCTGTTAAATATTTCAACATATTCTCCAGACATTTCAAACCATCCAAAAACAAATTCCTTTTGATTGTCTGAGTATGGATTGTCTATGATAAACGTTTTGCCTGAAACCTTAGTTATATAAACCGAATACTCAGTATTTTTAAGTTCTAATTTGCAGTCCAATCGTTGCTGAACCCAAATGTAAGTCATAGATACAATATAGCCTTTTCCTTCGGATCCGTCTGCTCTTATGTACTTTAAATACCCGTCAAACTCCTCAATGTTTTTGCACATTTCAAGCATTTCATTAAAGGAGCATTTTAGTGAAATCTGCTCAATAAAAGGTGTTATTTCAGGAACTCCTAACGAAATTACGGGTATGTCGGAGTTATCTATTATTTCGGCACCGTTTCTAAATATCGTATCTAAGTTTGGAATAAATAAGTTTCCATTCTTTTTACTGTTTTTAAAAGAAGTACATTTTATGGATTGTGACTTATTGAACAAAGCAGCCGTAGCTAAATGCTTAAACCAATACCTGATATTTCTTCCTATTGAATATTGAAGGTTAGAATAATTTGTTGGGCTTTTTACGCCTTCTATTTTCTGAAACTCCTGGTTGGTTCTGTTTGTCCATAACACCCCTGACAATTGGAATTCTATTTTTATCAAGTCCGATCCCGTAAAGGTCAAAAATGATGAAGTGCTTAAAGTTATTGTGTTCGGTTCTATGGAAATAACGGTGTAATTACCTGAGTTATTTCCTTGCGTAATTTTAAGGGTTGAACCTATCCCTAAAAGAGTCCAATTAAAAGTGCCGTCAGACAGTATTTTCAATGTATTACCACCAGCAAGCATAGTGAGCGTCCTAGATATGGTTCTTACGGTACCGGGCGCTAATTGTACAACATCCAATATACCATAGTTATTATCGTCAGACAAGGAAGTATTATCTTTTGCTGTTACGGCTTGTTTTCTTAGTTCCTCGAATTTAAAAGCGCCCCTGAAATGAGATATTGTTATTTTTAGCTCCTCATCAACCATTTTTGAGGGGAATAACCAAGATGCATCCGTATGTACTTCGTCTAACGTGTCTTTTGAGCTTCGTTCTTGTTCGTAAGTTTTATACCCGAATCCGAATTTCTGTAATTGGTATCTAGGGTTTATATATCCCGAGGCATCCTCGCTAGGGTATTCGTAAAGAACAGCCGCTTCTAGGTTTGGGTAAAAATCATCCCTCCTTTTTATTTGAATGTCATTTGCCCTAATCTTATAATCACAACAAACCTCTTGTGTTACAGATTTGAAAACCTCTCCCGGCTTCAAAAGAAAAGGGAAGTCTTTTGCTTGCCTCAAAAGTAATCCGTTAACTATCATTTGATCGTGATGTATTCCATTAGGAGCAAACAGAGGTGCGTTTAACGTTTTTCCATCGGTCGTCATGTTTACGCATTTGGATAATGCATCATAGACCCATACGGCATCTATTACGCTGTCTATCGCTGTGGAAGTGGCGCTGAATTCAGCTGTATTCACTCCAAACCCGGTTACGACGGAAGTAGGAGTATCAGATATAGATATATGTTCAAAGAAAAAATAAAGTATTTGTCCTGCTTTTATATTGGGTATTTGTATAAGAATATCCCCATTATAACTGTATTGATATACACCGGTTCCGCCGCCTAAAATACCCGTGTCGTAAAACGGAATTTTAGGGTATATTAAATTTAATGCTTCCCATGCACTTAAATTGTCTACTTCCGGCGCAACCATAAACACGCCCCTAGTTCTGGAATCTCCTAATGATACATGTTGGGTTTGCAAATTAAGTTTTAGCAAAACGGTAACGTCAGTTAATTCTTCTCTTGCCTTTAGTGCCATATATCCCCAAGGAGTTCCATCATAATCGTCGAGAGTTGGGTTGTAGCTTGATTGATTGTCCAGCCAACTTAATGTATCATAGATGCCTAGTTCTACAACATTCTTGATTCCATTAAAAAAAGACGGCCTGTCCACATAAGCTACAGAAGGAACAGCAGTAACGCCAGTTGAGTCTAATACGCTTTTTTGAAACACAGGTTTTGCTTTAAGCAATACTTTTTGAGTCCTGCACGGAGCTGAGTAATTGCCATCTAAATCTAAACTAGAAAAAATATCTACTTCTACGTCTTCTCTTCTTTTGAATATAGCCCTATTAAGATCCTGAATAGTTTTACAACGAAACTCATTCCTTCCATTATATTTAGCGGTGGCAAAATCCATAAGACCAGTAACGAAGTCTACCCCGTCAAGTTGTATGATTCTTTGTATTTGTGTTTCAAACCCCCTAACCCTATATGCCTCGGCTAATTTTTCGAACTGATGTGTTAAATAATAGATAAGCTCTCCATTGTTAAGCTCAGTAGGTATTTCTGATTCCCTGCCGATTGCATTCCAATATATCTCGTCTATTTCCTCGTTTCCTATAGTTACGTCTCTGGCAAATCTTTGCGACTCCTGTTCGACAGCAAAGGTAGAAGAGTCGAATCCAGACGGTTCAGGTATTTCAATCCGTCCGTATGGCGGATCAATAAAATTAAGAAAATGTTTAAAAATCATTAAGTGTTATTTACAATGGGGTAAAATATTAAATACCGTTTTTCTTTATTCTTAATCTGTTTGCATTCCACTTTACAGTAGATCCGTTTCTCTTTTCATATAGTGAAACTCCTAGGCGGTCATAAACCATTACGTCGCTTTGTTTATTCGCTATAACCGATTTTAATTGCCTCAATTCAGTAACAACTTCGGTATTGTCAATTTTATTTATGGTGTTGTGAGATGGATTTATACCTCTTTCGTTTAAGATATTATTCAATCCGTTATCAAACATCAATGCTTTTGTATCTTCCGCGTTCAATACTTTTTCCCCGCCATCCATTTTTGTAAGAGTTGCGCCCTTCTCATGTCCTAATGTTTTAAGTTTCCCGGTTCTGTCAAATATAGCCTCCGCGCCTTTTTCTTGTGTCCACGCCCACCCACTTGCGGCGTTTTCGGTTCCTTTATAATACTGTGGTATCTGTTGAGCATTTATGGCGGCTAGTTGCACCGCTCCTGCTGCTGCTGCTACAGCTGCCAACGCTATACCGGCATATATGTTATTGGCTGTAGCTAAAGCCGAAACTACAGCTTGTGCGGTATTTATTATGGTATTGAATTTTGCTATTTGCTTCGCAGCCTGTAATTCTCTCCTTTGGATTTCACGGCGTCGTCTTTCGTATTGCTTTTCTATGTTTTCCTTGGCGGAATCTGATTCACCGGCAAACTGTATTGCTATATTTTTTTCTTGCTCTAATCTTTTGTATTCAGCATCAAAGTTTTCTTGTGAAGCCTTGTCTATAGCGTTGAACGCTTCTTGAAATGCCTCAGAGAAAGCCAATATAGTTACTTTGGCTTCTACTCCAAAGCCAAGTATTTTTTCATTTAGTATATCAAAAAGCGTTGAAAGACCATTTTCCCCAAAAAAAGATTCCCCGAAAGAATAGGCATAATCTTGCATCGCTTTTTGAGCATCTTTCCATGCCTGTCTTCCCCTTTCTATTGCTTCATTGTTCCTTTCCCTTTCTTCCGTATCTTTGGCGATCATCTTTGAAAGCTCGGCCTCATTATCATAGGTATCAACAACTCCTTCGGGTTGCAACTCCATTGATTCTAATTGATCCCTTTTAGATTTGTAGCTTTCAATTTCCTTTAAGGATTCTGAATGAAATTTTATCAGAGCTTGCTTTTGCTTATCCTGGCTTTTTCCTGCTCGTCTGACTTCCTCGGCATACATTAAGGATATTATCTCAATTCGTTTATTGAAATGCTTATCTAATGCGCCAATCCTGACGGTGTAGAATTGCTCCTCGCTTTCGAGCGTCCTATCAATTACCTGCTGTTCCAATTGCAATTCGGCAAGTCTGGTATCGTATTTATCTCGTTTCGCGTCCTCAATAGCTTTTAATTGAGCTTTGGTGAGTTCAGTGTTGGTTTTTACAGCCTTGTTATTCAGGTTTAAAATCTCATTGGCTGCTTGAAGTCTACCTCTTTGAACCCCTAATGCCAGATTAAGCCTTTCTTGATTCTTAGCCGCTTCTTCTCTCATTGCAACCCTATCAGGCGAGAAGTTCAATACAGAAACCTTATTGAATAATTCGTACTCGTGATTGGCTTTTCTTAATTGTTCGTTATAAGTAGCAATCCAATCAAGTGCGTTTTGTCTGTCAATTTTTGCGGTTTCCATTCGCGCCTTATCATCTGGAAGCTGATCGTAAAAACTTAACAAGCTTGCCTTGCTGTCGCTCGCCGCTTCATTCCTTAATGCTTTCACGCCTTTGTTGAGTTCTGCTAATGTTCTTATTGCATCATTGGCCGCGTTTGTGAAGAACGCAAAAAACTGGGTTATCCCGCCCGTTTCATTTTCGTTCATCGTACGGACAAGGTCAACCCAATTGTTTTTTAGCCTGTTTTGTGATGCTGCTAATGTTTCAATTTTCTTTACAGCCTCAATACCGTACGCTTTTTCAAGCTCTTTAGCGAATTTCGGCAATACTTCCGCCGCTAAAACTTCTCCATTTTTAAGAAGTACGCCTAATTGCTTTTCAGTAACCCCCATTGATCTGGCCAATATCCCAAATGCTCCAGGCAATGCCTCACCCAACTGCCCTTTTAATTCCTCAGATTGGACTGTTCCCTTTGATAACATTTGATTTAAAGCCAAAAACGCCCTTTCGGAAGATTCAGCAGACAATCCCATTGTTCCTGCCGCCTTTGCGACACTTTCGAAAATTTGTTCTATTTCACGACCTGCAAGCTTGTCTTTTGCCGAAACGTAGAATTGGGTATATTGTTTGGTAAGGCTTTGAATATCCTGTCCATACGCATCAGATATTCTCGAAAGAAAAGACTGGCTTTCAATAAATTTTTCTTGGGTTCCTACAACTTGCCTTAATGCCAAATCTAAAGATTGCGTTTGTTTGGTGGTATTGTAAATAGAAGTAGCTAACGCAGCTATACCCGCAACACCTGTGGTAACTCCAAGTGCGCCGACTAACGATGTTATGCTATTAACTAATTTAGGATAATTACCTACGCTTCTTTGAAACCTGCCGACCGCTGCTTCAGCTTTTCGGACTTGAGCGTCTAGTTTATTAAACTCACCCTGCGCTTTTCTAAGCTCGGCATTGTATTCCCGTTGTGTTTGGGTGGCTAAACGCCCCCTGGCAATAATATTCTGAACATTGGTTGAAGATGCCGCTTGTTGGGCGCTTAGTCTTTTATAAGCTCCGGCAACTTCTGAAACGATTACAGCCTGTTGCTTTTGTTGTTGCAAAATAATACTTCCATCAACTTTTTCTTGGATGTTTCCCGATCTCCTAACCTCTGCAAGCCTGACATAATCAATTTGTAATTTCTTGATTATATTTTCCTGCTGTCTTAACTGATCGTTCAAGTCCTTTATAGCAGAATCCGTTCCGCTCGGAGTTCTGCCCCCAATCTGAGCATTAGAAGCCTTTCCAATTTTTGCTATAAGGTCGTCAACCTGTTTTCCGTAGGATATAATTCTTTTTTCGGCCTCTGGGGATAATCCGTCTAAAAATTCTGCCATTATGCTGCGTTATTTTTGAGCCTAGCGCGCTCTGATTTTTTTATTGCTGATTTTTCAGCGGCTACATATTCAGGCAATAATAACGTACTTGGAAGTGATTGCATGTTGCATTCGTTAATATTCTGAAGCGCATCGTAAAACTCAAATACAGTCTTGTTTGCTGTTGATCGTAATGTGTCAATTTCAATATTGGCAACGGCAAGCTCATTTTTCATAATTCCTATTGAAACATTTAACGTTTTTTGTATTTCAGTATCAAAATCACCGTCTAAATCAATCGGTATTTCCAAGTAATTGTTCAAAGCTGATAAATGCCTATTGCGTATTTCAACTATTGCTGGATTGTGCCAGATTTCTTTAGGCGTTTCCCAATGGAAGTTAAGCACGGCCAAAAACGCTGCAATCCTTACTTCAATCGAAGAGACCAATTCCAACAATTCTAAATATCTTACGGCTTCTTTGTTATCGGATTTTATAAAGTAATCGTCATAAACCTGAACAAACACCCTTTTAAGCCAATCAACGCTTGTTTTTGGCTTAGGACACATTAACTGATAATTCCCCGTTTCTCTTATTTCAAAGAAAACCTTTGCAGGGAAATTGTCGTAACTATTGTATTTGCAACTGCTCATTTATGAATCTTGCTAGTTTTGGTGCTTGGTATTGCGCTTGAACCTTATCGAAATCTTTTTGGTTTATTGATTCAATATCACTTCCGTAACGATTGATATTGTAACCCCATTGCGGAGTATTTGCGTCAAACACGAACGCGCCTGATCGCTGCTTAATGAAAAGGCTTCGGTTTGTGGCTCCGGTTAATTCCAAGTCAACGTTTCCAAGTCCTGCAAGCGGGTTCTTTAAATTCTTTTTAAACGCGTATTCCGCACTTGAGTACTTACCTATCTTGCTTCTGTTAGGTCGTTGGCCAAATTGAAATTCGTTTTCCTTAAGACTTTTTATGTGCTGCCCCTCGTCCCTTAGTATCAGTTCGGTTACTTTCTTTTTCACTTTCCCCGACTGAATCAAGGCTTGCAGTTTCTTTTGGAACGCCAATGGACTGATTATTTTGCTCATTCTTCCTCGCTTCTTTGCATCCGTGACACTCATCGTCATTCCCGCGCGTTGCTGCTTTTAGGAATACTTCTATAATGGCGTCGTCGGATTGGTTTGTATTGGTCTTAATCCATTCCTTTTTCTTAGCGCAACTTAGCGCCATAAACTTGTCGGCATCTTCGCCCCAAATTTCAATATTAAATATTTGCATGATGTTTTATTTTTTAGGCAATTTACAAAAAATCCCGTACATAAATCAATACGGACGGGATTTAAACTAATTATGAAAAGAGTTATGCTACCGGCTTGAAAATGCCAGTTGTTCCTGCGTAGAATTGAGGTTTGTTAACCCCTATTTTTGCTACTGCAACCGGTGGCGTGGCTGTTGCATCGTATTCGTCAACAATAATATCCTGAGATGTGGTCAATGTGGTTGTAGGTGTCATTTCATACTCACCTGTTGAAGAGTTGAAAACTGTCAACGTAATCTCTTCCTCAACATTGTCGATTCTTACCCTGAAATTTGCCGTTTGCTGTCCAAGAATAGGAGTAAGGTCATTCTGCAACCAAGTCGCTTTAACGTAAATCTTCGCGTTTGACACATCTGCACGTCCAACCAATTTAACGCCTGTAACGTTGTTGATTTCGGTATTCGGTGCAAAGTCCAGGTTGTAAAGGTATGCGCCACGTGTGTTGTAACCGTCCAAATCGGTAATCTGGTACATTACTTGCGTTTGTGCCTTTGTTGATCCGGTCGCTTCTTGGTAAGTCAATACTTCGTACATTCCCACATTGAAACCACCCCAAGACAAACCATCAATCGAGGTGTTAACTTTAATTACATTCTGGTAAACAAGCAACACCGAAATTTGATCTTGTGACGATAGTTTATAGAATCCCTTGTGATACTCGTAAGGTTTTTTAAGCGTTGTTGTAGTTACCGGAAGCGCACGGTTTACCACAACTGAACGCTGGGTAATATCCGAGGTTTCCAATGTAGGTGCTGCAACCTCAGTAGGTGAGCTGAACGCATCAACTACGAAATAAGCCTGTCCTTGCTGAACGAGGTTGTTGAAGAATGCTTTGTTTGGTGTTGTTGTCGCCACATCGAACGTAGGTCTGCCCAATAATACAATATGCCCTAACAACGGCCCCGGTTCAACATAGCACGGCTCCAATCCAATGAACCCGCTGCTTGCTTTGCAATCTATTCCAAATAGTGTTGCCATAATATTTTTTTTGTTTTAGAAATTAAAATTAATTGTTTGGATGCAATTGGCATCTATTCTTAAATCTGCTTCAAAAACCAACGCATCCCAAATATCGGACGTGTGGTTTTCTTCACCAGCACCGTAGTTTGGAAACTCCGTAAGGTCGTACTCTTTTTCCCAATAAAAAATGCCAGCCCGATTAAACGCTTTAATAATGTTCTGAGCTAAAGGAAACAAAATATTTCTATAACTCATTGCCCATCTATTTTCATTTAACAGTTCAGTCATTGTGTTTTGACAAGCCAGAACAAGCCTCAATCTTGTAGTGCATTCCTCGCCCCCTTGTTCAAATTGATGCGACTGATTGCTGGTCTGATATATCAATGGATATGGCGTTTTTTTGCTATCTGCAAAGGCTTTTAACTGCGCCAATAAGTGATACTCATTACCCCACTTGTAAACAGGCTTAAAACCGTCAATCGCTGGCAATTGGTCAAACACATCGGATAGGCGTTGTTCTACTATGATCATAGGTTGTAAATGTTTACCAACGATCTAGGCGTAAAGAAACTTGTATCAAAATCCTCCGGTCGGCTATGCATAAAATCGTAAAGAGTAGTTTCGTTTCCGATAACATTTCCTAACCATTGCAGCATCGTTCCGTTCCAATTTTGTGAGAATTGATAATTACTCCTAGAGTAACTACCCTCAAGTCCGTACATTTTTACCATTTGGTTCCATGCGGAGACCTGCTTTCCGTTAGGCAATTGTCTTGTTGAATTTTCAGCTTCCGCCACTTGCACTCCTGTAGTAGAATATGAAGAAAAATCACTCGCTAAATAATGAAAAAAAACATAGTAAGCAATAATACTTATTTTTTTGTTTCCAACATTATAGCGCAATCCTCTCCAATCTTCTTTACCATCGACTAAGTCCTTCCATTTTTGTAAGGCATCAGGTTTCCAAGCATAAGGCGCAGCGTCCTCGAACTGATCAATTAGCTCAGCGTATTGTTCCCACCCCAGGAAGCTAACCAAAAACTCACTTTCCTTTTCTTCAATCTCCCCTTGCAATTGCAATACGGAGTTTGGCGTATTTCCCCCAATAGATGGCTGTGCCACCGCATGGGGAATATATACTGCTTTGTTAAGAAAATATGAGTTGTCGATTATCATTTCCTAATTTTTCTTTTCTACGCTTACAATTTGCTCGGCCTCGCGTTCCTCCATCTTGGCTCCCTTCACTTCTGTAGCTACTTTTTTATCAAGCAACTTCTTTCCGTGAATTTTGTGAACCACATGATTCATCTTCAAAGGATCGTCATTTAGCGTGATCACGATGTAATCATCGGACTTGTCGAAAGTTGCGGTACCTACCGCATTTTGGTCTTTCTCTTTTAATTCAAATTTTGGCATGATATTTTTTTATTAAGATTAAACGGCCGGTTTCAATAATGCAGCTTTAACAGTTGCCAATGTCAATACCATCCATGCCGGTTTTTCGTTATTGGCAATTCTCAATAATGAGAAGACCTCACCAATTGCGGTTTTCTGGTTTTTGATAAATTGATCATTGTAAGTTCCAAAACGAAGGATAAAGTCTGAGTGCCATTCTTTGTAAACACCAGCCTCTCCTACCAATGCCGTTCCTTGCGCGATCTTGTAGGAGCTGAAAACGCGCATACCATTGATACGGTAAGAGCCATCTCCGCTAACGGTCATGTACGGTTTGAATTGAGGGCGTCCATCTATATCCTGTGTGAACATAGCTGCAAAGATGTCGCTCGGGTTCATAATAACCGTGTCCGGGGTGAAATACATTCCTTCGATTACTGATTGGCCGGCAATGATAGCAAGGCCGTTGTCAGGAACCACGAAAGTATCATCAAATACAGAAGTTGTATAAGCCACTGCATTTGTTTGGATCGTTGCGATCAAACCATCTTGCCAAGCACGAACAACTTTGTCCTCAAACAAACGAACGATTTCCGCGAACAACATTTCATTGTCCATCTCAAATTCTTCCGTCCACTCGATACGTCCTGCGTATTTCTTACGAGGCGTACGGTTTTTAATGAAAGTGTCTGACGTCAAAGGCTTGGTTCCGCCTTCCGCTACAACCGTAACGGCTCCTTCGGCAGTTGCCTGTTCTGTACGAATCACTTCGCTAGGAACTTTTGCAACCTGGCTGTTTGGAATTACCTCAAGAATGAAGTTTTTTGGATAACGGATTTTTGCGATGTCGTTTTCAACAAGGTAGTTCTCCACTAGCGGAAGCAAGACACCTGTACCGTTGGTCATTGCCGACGTGGTGGTGAACATTGCTGCTGCTCTTTGTTCGCTAAATGTGATTTCGAAATCCTGGCCTGTTTTGATTGCGTTTACAATCTCTGGCTTGTTTTTCTCAATCATTGATCGCAATTGGAATTTCTCCTTGTTGCTGAGGGTTTTGGTGGTTTGTTGCTCCACTTTTTCCATTGACTCGGCAATTGAACGAATTTGTGCAGCAATAGGCACCACGTTTCCGTCTTTGTCTTTTTCAGTTGCACCCAAATGAGTGTCTAGGGCGTTTTTTATTGCCGTTGATGCCGATTCGTTCTCTTTGGCTGATCGAAGCTCTAAAACTGCCTCCAAACCATCGATGAACGTAATCTGCTCGTCATTCAGCTTTGCGCCTCTTTGCTCTAAGGCTTTTCTTAATTCAAATTTTTCCATTTGATTTGTTTATAATAGTTAAAAAAATGTAACGTTTGATTTTGGTTTTTCTACTAAGGGCTGTTCAGGAGTGTTCGTCACGGCTGCTGAACGAGTTGCAAGTAAATTATGTAAATCGGTTATTTGTTCCGGCGTAAATTTATCTAGTATTGCGTTATCTTGGAATTCCCCAAAGCCGCGTGTCTGGGCTTTTGGATCTGCTGAAAAATTCAATACTGTTATTTCACCTAGTTTCAGTTCTTTGATTATATATGAATCATCTTCAGCGTCATATTCAACCTTATCCCACATATAATTAAATCCGTAAGATAATTGGTGCATCATTCCGGCTTTTCTTAATGCTACAACTTCATCAGCATAAGCCACATTTTCGACAATATCACCTTCAAACCAAAGGCCGTAATCATCCTCCTGTAGAACGTTAGGTCTACAAAGCGCCTGGTCAAGCCTGTGGTCTTTTAATACAAGAATTGGATTTCCGCTAGTGGTATTCACACCTCTGGCATTAAGGCTGTTTAACGTTGCGCCCTTCATCACCTTTTCCTTGAACTCATTCTTGCTTCCCCAAACAATTGCGTACCCTTTTATTTTTCGATCATCAGTAATCTCCAACTTTGCGCGTGTTGCGTCAAACGGAGTTGATACAGGATTTTTATATTTTTCCCTTTCTGTTTTGAATATTACCAGGTTATCCATTGTATTTTTCTTCTAGGTTTTTATAAGCTTGCCCTGTGTTCGCCCCTGCTTCTTTCATTTTAGCGAGGTTGTCAAGGAAAACTCCGTCGCTTTCGAGTGCTGTTTTCTTATCTTCTTGCAGGGCCTCTACGGTTGAGAAATCCGGTTCAAACACAATTCCTTCCGGTAAATAATACGCCTTTGTCAATATCTCTGCCTCTGCCATACAAACCGCCTTTACCACATTCTGCCATAATGACTTCTCTGCATCGTTCTTGTTTGTAAATGTACTGCTTCCCTTTCTGGGTATCAGTTCAGCGTCAACTCCGAATATCCCGGCTATTGTTACCGCATTAGCTTCTGTCTCTTCAAAAGGTTGAAGCTCTGCAATTGTTCCAAGCGTCTTTATAAACTTCAGCGGTATTGATGAAATTCCGATAAAGTTTTTATCGCCAGTAACTCCGTTCCTGTTTTGCAAATCCCTCATCATCGCATCCCTGTTAGATGGATCCATTGCCTCTTCAATGCTCGATTTTGCCGCACTCGCATCTTTGCTTAATATCCCTCCGTTGCCGTTCTTTGCGTAAACATTGTATCTGGCTTGATACACAGCGAGTATATTGTCAATATTTCTGCTAACCCTGCTCAATGGACTTATACCTTTTCCGTTCTGATCAAGCCCTAACACAGTGCTTTGAGTTATGTATCTGGGCTCTATTTCGTGCTTGTACATAAAAAAAGTCTTATAAAATGCAATGAAGTCGCTTTTTGACTTCATTAAAAACGGATTAGAAATCTCTTTCAAAAACACCGGAGCGGTTACATTTGGATGTAATACCCAAATATTGCTGATATTGTCAATTGTTGGATTAACAATACTTTTTGGTGTTTTAGTATAAATATAAGCCGATCCGTCTGAATACTTTGAAAAAACATCCTTATAAACCAAATCTCCAATAGAATCGAAAGGATTTGGCGAATCGATTAGCTTTTTCAGGTTTCCCTGTGGCTCATATTCCTCACCTTTTTCGTTTACGAGCCTATATTTTACACTTGCAGCCCTGTCCGCTATTGCGTCAATTGGGATAAATACTTCAGCAAGATTGCAGGCCAACTCATAAGGGTTCGTTTCTGAATACCTCAGAAGCTTGTCATTTCCTAAAGAACGTAAATATTGATTGAAATATTGGAACCATTCACCGCTGTTGTCCTGCTCTGCAAAACCAGACGGACTGCGTACCTTTTCTTTCTTTCCGAAGTTATACCAAGCCATTTACGTAAAAAGTAAAAAAGCCAACATCCGATTGCTCGAAACGCTGGCTTTGTTAATATTTCTTCGGTTTTTCCCGTTCATGCTTTTGTTTGGTTCCGTAAAACTTCATACGGATATTATGGCAAATATAACAATTAATGCTTATGAATATAAAAAATCCTTATATTTTATTTTAAGGAAGTTCGCGGCCGAACATAATGAATCGATGCCGTCTTTCTTGTTTTTGTTGTCTCCTTCCCTTTCATATCCAGTAACGTGCTTTATGAACAAAAAGTATTCAGGCTTTGATTTGTAGTTTTCGTCAAATATAAAATACTTCATTACAAACTCGTAATTGCTTAATATCCTCACCTCTTTCGGTATACTTACTGTAAAAGGCTTTACGTTTGCGTGGTTGGAAAGATCTCGTTTTAATAGTAAATAAGAGGCCGTTCCCACTCCATTGACTTCCAGGAAAACATCCTCAATGTGGTTGATCCTGCTTTTCTCTATCAACCTGTCATTTACGACCTCAATACCATCCTTACTGTGTATTACTTCTTTTACAAACACACAAAGCTGATTGTCTATTATCGCTACATGCATCATAGGAACCGAGAAGCAATCGCCTCCTTTGTCCGCCGGATCACCTACAGCAAATTTATATGCTATTGCAGACTCCGGTATGTTTTCCATGTTTGCGAGCCTTAACTTACTCAATGGAAGAAGCACGCCCTCAGGCTCAGTTATCCATCCCCCCAACACTATGTTTTCGTATTCCGTTGGATTGTCTACAGCTAACCTAGCGTAGTCTTTACGGATGTTTGGCGCAAGGTGATTTTGATTTCCATCCAGATAACTTGTGTGGATATACATTATGTTATCCTTTACGCAATTGCTACCCCCTTCTATGTTTTTCTTAGCAAAGAATTCCTCATATATCCAATGTGAAGATGTTGTCGGATTTAATATGAGAATGGTAAGATTTCTTTTCTCTACACTCCTTATCGAATAAAATACTTTTTTGAAAGTGGTATAGTCTGGTATTTCTTCGGATTCATCGACTACAAAGCAATTGAAGCCCGACAATGATTTAAGATTTGCCGTTTGTTGTTTGCTCCCCGTCTTTATCCCTTTGAACGCGATTCTTGCTTTGGAAGTTTCAATGTGAGTGTTGGTGTCGTTTACATCTCTTCCGATTCCCAATAGATCAATCTTATCGCTTACTTCTGGCTTTATCGAATCGACAATAGAGACATTAGTGAACCTGGTATATAAAATATTCCAACTGTGCTGTACGAGTGCAATGAGAGAAAAGCATGAAACTGTGAAAGATTTATAAGATCCCCTGCCCCCGGTCATAACAACTGTATCAACTTCAGGGTGATTAGAAATATCTAGTAGCTCAAAAAGAGGCTGGAATTTATGTGAAAATTCAATTTCACTATTCATCGTATTTTTTAAATACAAATGTGGTAGGTGTCATTTTCTCTCCTCCTGTAGTGTGGTCAATTTTGTCTCCGAACATTTTAGGATAGTACTTTGATGCTTTCCATTTCAGGGTGTCTATGAGAATCCTCCCAGAGGATGCGTCAATATTCCCTGCTTTTATTTCATCGTAAATGTGATCAATTTCTTCATCTACAGATTCGGCTTTATCCTGTATACTTCGTGTGTATAGGTTAAGTAATTGGTCGTTTTCACGCTTCCATTTACACCAGGTCGGGAATGAGGGGTATCTTTCTTGTGACTTCAAAACAGTTTTTATATTGAATCCGTTTGCCACTTCTTCACATATCTCGGTTGCCATCTCTATTGTATAGTCGCTGGGTCTTGCCATAATCCCCAAAAGTAACACATAAAAAGTTACCGTGCAAGGGGATTAGAAAAGTTTTGTTTGGGAAAACAGATAATCAATTTTTTTTCTACCTATTTTATGCACGGCTTCTGAATAATCTTTAAATCCTTTTTTTTGTAGAAATATACACCAAGCATATTCAAAATCAGAAGCGCATCCATCACAGTAGCAATCATAGATAGCATCATACTGCATGCATTTTACGCATATATTGTTAAAAAGGCTTAACTCGTTCATCTCCTATTGATTTTATTATTATTTGTTAATGCACTAAACGGAATTTACCTCGGGCCGTATTCCATAATTAAACCAATCGATCTTCTTCTGTATTTCTTTTAATCGATCGGTATTTTCTCCTGTTTTTATAATCTCTCTTTTTTCTGATAACAGTTTTTCGATTGGTTCTTGTGATGCGTGTCGTTCGGATGGGGTCATAATATTATCGGTTTATTTATTCGGTGCTGTATTTAAAATGCCCTCCCTATAAGGGCATTTTTAAACCAATGCACCGTTGCGAATTTATTGGTTTAAAAATTATGTTTTAATTTAAATACTTAGCAATATGTGTTTTTTTATTATTTATTCTCAGTAATTTAACTTTTGGATCGGTTTAAAAATTGATTTTTAATTTTTAAACCAACGTTTTTTAACATTTCCGTTGGTTTAAAAACTATTTTTTAATTATTGTAATTTTTAAACCATTAACACTTTATTCTTACAAAACAGTTTCTTTGAATGGATATAAAAAATAGTTTTTTCCCTTCCCTTCGTTAACAATCCAATTCATTTCACGACAATATTTAACCAATTCCTTCATGCTGTTTGCTCCGATTTGACCCCAAACTGATTTATATTCCTCTTGCAGCTTTTCAGTCAATACCGCATACCCATATCCAACATCCGCAGGGGTTTTTGAGAATATAGACGTAAGTAAGGCGTATTTCTGATAGTCTGCCAAAACCTTTGCTTTAGGACGTCCAACGGTGGGAACCTCATAACACTCGCCTTGTATTTGTGGATTACCATCTATAATCTCAAAACTCCAATTTTCAGGCTTTTTATTTCTGGTCGCCAATGTTTCTACGAGCTTAACGGATTCATCGTCTTTGGCTCCAGAAATCTGTATCACCGTTTCGCTCTTGTTGGTAAGTATGGTTCCCAGGTGTCCACGCATTTTTTCGCTGGCAGATGGATTTTGGTGAAGAACGTTTATAATGTGCAAATCCCGTTCTGTTGCCCATTTTCTAAGATCGTCGGCCATAACGCTGCTTTCCCGGATATCGTTCGGATCATAAACTAAATCAGAAATTCCGTCAATTATAACAACTCCAACTCCTTCGATATTATAAATCAAATGCTCAACGTATTCTCGGCGCATTTCCGTCCCTAACGCGTCGAAATTAAACATAAGCACATTGTCAAGTTTTTCGTCGTTTATAACCCTCTGTATTCGTTTTAGGATTAAAGAAATATGATATTTACTTTGCTCTGTGTCAATGTATATTATTTTATCTTTTCCTTTCGGTAGGTAGCTGCGTAACTTATTTTGAAATTCACCTTTGTGAAGTATCGCCTCATTTATAAGCGTCATAAGAAATGTTTTGCCTACTTTGGCCTTTCCGGTAACACAAGATATGTTTTGTCGGCTCATAACCATAACATCATCGAAAAACAAAACAGCGTCCGGCTTAGGAATTTCGTCTGATGGAAGTATTCTGTAACGAAGTATGTCGTTAGTAGATATTTGTTTCTTTGGCAATTCCTCGCCGTTCAATGGTATTTCCTTAAACATTTTTATACGTGATTAAGGATTCATTAATGTTCCTTTTAAGATGTGCGGTTACATTTTCAATATCCCAAGCTTCTTCAAATTCATTCATTTCAGAAATGTTTATTTTGGGTAAAATATCGATATTTTCTTTTACACGTATAACAGACTTTTCAACATCGTGATCAATGTATTCCTCCGCAATTCCATTCGATTTAAAAAACTCGTTCATTTCAATAGATTTCAATCTGAGGCGCAATACTTCGATGTGATAATCCAAAGGGTAGGACAATTCTTTATTAAGAGCTTTGTTAGCGAAGTTTATATCTTTATAATGCATTACGAAATCTGCCAGAATCAAAGTATATAATTTTGCAAAACAAGAATGCTCTTGCACCGCCTCTTCATCTGATTTATTTACGAATTTAATCAAAGCGTTAAGTGCGGCCTTATCTGAATCGTTTGGCTTATTTCCTTTTGATATAGTAAATGAAAGTCTGGATATAGCGTCTTTGGTTTTCATTTTAATAGGGTTTTAATTATGGCTGTTTCGGCTTTTTTCCATTTATCTGTTGCAATTCTTTTATACAATGTTGGCCTCGATATCCCTATCATAATTGAAACCTCTTCGTGAGTTTTTGTATTTAGTAGTTGCAATATTTTTGCTTTATTGTCGGTCATTTTTTTATTTTTTTACAAAATCGGCCAAGTGTATAAATGTACTACTCTTTTCCTATTAACCAACTTAAATTAGGGGTTATTTTTACCCAAAATTCATTTAGTGAATGTACTAGAATATAACGTCCTCCCAAGGCAATAATTCTACTTTCGTATTCGATTTGATCTTCGCTTTGCCTTCCAATAGAAGTTTTTACCTCCACTTCAATATAGCGCCCGCAAACACCTTTGATATTCAAATCAGCAACACCATTCAACATTCCTGTTTTGTGAAGTTTGTCTAGTATTTTTGCCCGTTCTTTTGCTGGCAATCCATTAATAGGTAATCCGTTGGGAACCGAATGGATCACAAGGCGAGGCGAATGGTGCTTTAGACAATATTTGTTATTGAAAGCGACATAAATTGATTGCTGAATTACAGCTTCGTCTTCTTTTATCATTCTGTATAATATTTATCAAGTTTCTGCTTAATTTTTGTTACAAGATATGCTTTGGTCCGTAATACACCACCTTCTAAAGTGCTACCTTGTATAATACCGTAAGGCTGTTTTATAAGGTTTCGTATAGATTCCTGGTATCTGCCGTTTAATAACGATCGGTCGTAAGTTCCCTTCTTAACGTCGTGAATAATAAATAGGTCGAAAATCTGGTTTATTAAAATGGTCCATGCAAAATTTTTGTCTTTACCAATACGCTCGCAGTAATCCACAATCTTAATTCCGTCCGGCTTAGGAATTTCGTCAATCAATGTGGCGACTTCTTTTGAAAAAACTAATTTCCTTTGATGTATTGGTGATTCAAACTCACACTCCGTACAAGCGGTTGCATTACGTGGATATATTGCGCCGCAGTTTTTGCATTGTGTTGTATTTTCTAAAACTTCTTTTTTAGGTCTAGGTTTTTTATCGGTTCCATAAAATATACTTTTCCAATCTATATAATCACTCCACTTTCCGCTGTTTTTGCATTTTTCCGCAAAGTAATCTACATTACCTCCGCCGTCTATAACTGTAAAATTCGGCTTGTATATTTTATCGGTCGGTCGGCCACCTCTCCCCACCATCTGCAAATACAAAGATAGCGATAGCGTAGCTCGGTTTATTATTATGCTCTCAACGGTAGGCTCGTCAAATCCTGTTGTAAATATAGAAACATTCAATAAAATTGCATCCGGTGTCTCCTTAAACCATTTCAACAACGGTGAGCGCTCAGACTGTTTGCTGTTTACACTGTCAAATATCCTTACGTTATTATAACCTTTGTCTAAAAACGCAGTATGGACCAGAGCGTTTACCTTAGCGCTGCTATTAAATATGATTGTTTTTTTACCTCTGCAAAGGGTTTCATAATTAGTGACAACGTCAAAAAGTGCATTTTCGTTTCCAAACTCTTCATCTGTATTTTCAAAGTCGCCCGTCTTTGCGTCAACTTTCAATTTGGACCGGTCCAAAGATCCGGTTTTATAAACGATATCCTGAACCAACTTACCGTCCTGTATGAGTTCAGATATACTGCGGCCAATGATTATGTTTTCGTAAATTTCCGAAAGCGTCATATCACGAGTGTATTCGTACATTTCAATCCGGCAACAAATTTCAGGGGTGTTTGCAATTTTACCACACCTTGAACATTTGCTGAATTGTATTTTTTTTAGAAGTACAGGCGTTGCGGTTACTGCAACTATTTTCGCGTTCGGGTAGTATTCAAAAATCCATTCGTAAAATAATAAATGTGCTTCATCACAAATAATCAGTCCAACATCTTGTAAAAAGTTAGGGTCTTTTGATAGTCTATTTTTTAGGGTTTGGACCATTCCGACGTATGCGCTTGAAAGGTGCTTCAAAGATTTTTTTGATGCTACAACGCTCTCGCAAGTCACGCCTATGGTCCTGAGTGTCGATAATGTTTGCGTTATCAATTCCTCACGATGGGCCAGTACAAGGACTTTGCTTCCGGTACGCTGTATAAAGCGTTGGGCCAAAAATGAAAAGTAGGCGGTCTTGCCTCCACCGGTCGAAAGTTGAAATAAAACACGCTGCTCCGTTTCAAGGTGCGTTTCGGTTTCTATAATTGATTGTAGCTGGTGAGGGTATGGTTGCATAATTGTAAAAATAGGCGCATAAATATATGCGCCTTAAATGTTAAAGAAAAAGTTTTGATGAAATTCATTAATATAACCGCTATTGCAACATCCTGTTTCGGTAAACCACAATCCTGTACAATTCCTTTTTAGTGGCGCAAAACGGCTTATCTTGCTTTTGTGCCTTATCTAACCACCAAATTAGTTTTTCACGACCGAATAACCGGATCATATAAGCTGCTCGAATAGATTTTCTTTTATGGTATTTTACGCGACCGGCTTTGCTTATTCCGTTGTAACGGTAAATCCTGAAATACCAAAGTTTGTCTATTTGAGTTGTGGTCATAACGGATCGTCATTCATTTTGCTTTCCAGAATCAAGTAACCACCGGTAAAATGCTCATTAATAATCCTGTGAACGGTAACGCTGCTAACTTGAAAGTACTCGCAAATGCGTTCAATCTGGTTTTCCGTTGTAGTTAGGTAACGATTAATTATTGCGTTCTCTGTATTAAAATCTACAATCATGTTTCGTTTCCTGGAAATCAACTCAACCTCAGCTTCGTTGAAAAGCAAAATATTATTAAGCGTCTTGCCTTTAATTTCCCTGAATTTCATTCGAGATCGTATTTGGTTTATAGTCAGCTTCGTTTTTAATGAAACTTCGGTAATCGTGAATTCTTTCATTAATACTGCCTGTTAGCTTTAATCTTTTCAATATAAGCCTTTTTAATCTCAACCGCCTCAGCAATCCGAATATTCATCAAATCGATGTAGGCTTGCTCACGCTCAACGATAATCTCATGCCAATACTCTTTTCCTTCGTGGACAAGATAGTTGAAGAAATAGGCTCTATCTGTGTTCGTATCGGACATTTGCTTCTGCATCTGATCGTAATACTTTTTATCCACCTTACCATCTGCAACCAGCTTGAAAAAAGTTGCCGATTTTGGGCATTTGCTTTCAAAAACGGAATTGTCTGAAACTAATGCGTCTGGGCTTGATCCGCTATGGCCGTCTTTTGATTCAAAGAAACCGCAGCATTCAACAGATAGGAAATCAGCTTCTTTCAAGGATCGAAACTTTTCCAAAGCAAGCGGTTCTAAATCAACCCCTCGCTGCATGTCGAATGAAATGTAATCATCCTCATCGAAATCGCCTTCAAGTTCCTCAACGGCTTTCTCAAATGCATAGGTGTTACCGGTTTCACCAAGTCCTTTAATGCCCATTAATTTATGTATTTCTGAGGCTGTAAATTTTCCGCGTCGTTGAGCAGTCCATTCTTCTGTTCTTTGGTTGTTATTTTCCATCGTAAGAAAGGTATTTTGTTTCTATTTCAGCAGAAACGGTATAAGATTTTTTGATTGATTCGATTGTTGCTTTGGCGTCAAATGCTTTTTTGAACATTTCAACCGTGAATGCAGGCTTTACTTTTCCGGTAACTTGTGGCTGTATTGGCTTAATTCGCACACCATCGGTAATTGCGCCCATCATTTTGACGTTATGGTCAACGTACAACTCAATTCGCATACCTTTCCAATTCTCGATAATATGCGCCTCTTTACCTTCGGTTCCGTTTTTCTTGGCGAATCCGGCAAGTATCTTGTTGTTTGTTGAATTTAATTTCAGTGGCTTTACCGCTTCAATGAAGTAGCAGAAAATACCATCCATTTTAGTTCCCGATACGTCTACGCCTGTTTCGTATTTAACCTCCTTTATTGTAAATATCAAAGGTAATCCGTCTGTTTCCATCGCGTCCAAATCAGCAGATGCAAGGTGTGTGGACTTTCGGTATTTACGCCAGTCCGTTTGAGTTTGTTCCATAATTCCTATCTAATTTAAATTAATCCTAATTTTCCAAAGGCTCACCAAGTCGCGGAGCCATAAAGCGCGTTTTTGAAGTTTAAGGCATTCCGATATCGGCCGCTGGTAATCCTCATCGAATACAGTTGTCGGATCAACCTTTGGGAATCCCCGAAGTGATTGGTTGATTCGGATAAGGTTCGCGTGGTTGATGTGTTGAGTAATTTTGCTCATGGGTTATCTATTGATTTTACTATTATCCAAAGTAACGCAGTTAACCATCCAAGAAAAGCAGAAAGTCTATCGCTATTATATCCTTGACAAATTTTAATAAATGCCAATATAACATTTAGAAAAACAAATACTATTGCTATTACGACTATTGTTCTCATATCCCTTTCATTTTATGCAACACTACAGATGCCGTTCCGTTTTTATCATCCGCAAGACCTTGCAAAAACGACTTAAGTTCACGGATCTTGTTCCGCTTAATGTGTTCCTCGTCCTGGTAGTGTCTTATTTCGGATAAGTTTTCATCGGATGGATTGCCGATGTAGTTGTCGATTGCCTCGTTAAGACACCCTGCTTTGAATTGCTCGGGCGGGTTGTCGAAGTATGGGTTGAATAATTCTGTCATGATAATAATATTGCTTTAGTGAATAATATCCCGGCAATTACCGCGCACGCAACAATGGCTATACTGATTAATGTTTGGGGCGTGTCGAAGAACCATTTTTGTTTCATTGTAGTAGTATTTCTGGTGTTTCGTAGATGTTTCCGATTACTTCAATTTTATTAGAAGTGGGCATAGAAAATTCGTACAAAGGAGAGTAAGTGTCAAAGAACCCTATTTCTTGCGGAATTCCTTCATCCTCTCCAAAAGACTTGAGATGAAAACAACCGTTTTCAAAACCAACAATTTGCTTTGTGATATGGTTTTTACCAATCGCTTTAAAATAAGTAGATTTACAAATATCTCCCTCGTAAATGTCAACTCCATTTTTGTCTTTTAATCCCGTGAATTGCATCAACAATTTTGAGGTTGTAGGAATGCTGTTTTCTTTCCAAAATCCAACCCCTTCTCTCGTTATATAATCAGGCGAAATCATTTGCTCGCCGTTCCAACATCTAAACTTAATTTCTCTTTTCATACCTACTCCTTTTCAAATATTTCACCCATCTTAACCCCGTTTTTCTTGAAGAACTCAACTGCTTTGTGGCTGTCGAGTAGTATGTTGTTGTTTACCCTGTAACGCAATGTGCTTTCGGGTATGCTAAGTTCGTGTTGCAATTTGCCTCGGAACTTGTGATCTGTTTTTAGCTTGGTTAAAAGCGGTTGTTTTAGTTTCATTTTGATTGTTTTAGAATTTTATTACACTTTCTAACGAATACCGACAACGGTTGATTAAGCGATTTAAATTCATCAGCAGCATCGTTGTATATTTTCATTTGTTCACGTTTAACATCTATAGAGTAATGAAGTTTGTATTTAGACATTGCGTTTCTCATAATAAATCCAATTCGGACAATCTTATTTTATTTACTTTATAGTCTGAAAACAATTCTCTTACCGCTACTCCGAATGATGCTGTTCCTTTTTTAACGCCAAACGCATCCTCTATAATGTCTGAATACATATAACCGAGTCTTTCAATATCAAAGTTTCTTACCAATGTTTGAATGGTAGTTTTATTTGATCTTTTTATTAATGATTCGATGTGTGCGTTCATGGTATTGCGCGTTACAGCCGCGACGCTGATTTTTTGTTATTTAGTTATTGAATAAATTATACTGTTCCAGAAACCTTGTGCCATAGTAGGAGATTTATTTGCGTGAGTTACGTTTTCCTCCTTTATGATAAAACCATCTTTTTTTAATGATTTTATTATTTTTACCCACTCCTCAAATACCAGATGTGTTTTATCTTTTTTTCCGCATCCGCATCTATATCCAACCTCTACATTTTCACCGTTTATTAAAATTAAATAGTCTTTTTGTATTTGACTAGATTGATAACCGCAAATCAAAGGTTCTTTTTGATTTGCGGTTTCTAATGTTTTTAAAGTTTTTTTCGAAACTCTCATACTACATATAAGTTCTTAAGGCGTTGTATTTTTCTATAATTATATCTAAATCTTTTTTATTCACCCAATAGTGAAACTTCATATTGAAATACGCAGTTCCTTTATATTCTACTACGTTATTTCCTCCTAAATTTTTACCGGCTTCGGGTATTTCAACGTAAGATTTAATTTCATATTTATCATTCATTGACGTTGGGTTGTAAAATACTTGCATAATTCCTATTTGTTATTTGTTTCACCAAAGATATAAAACAAAATAACATACGCAACATATCACGCTATTTTTCACGCAATTTAAATCCATTCTAAATAAAAAACCCGACTTACTTTGTCGGGTTGTATTTTTGCCAGTCTTTAATGAATTGATTAACGGCTTTCTTTTCTGCATCGGACAACTTATCTTGGGTTTGTCCGTTTACAAGGTGCTTTTGAGGCGCTAGTAGGTGTATGGTAATTGTGGTTTTTTTCATTCCTGCTCCATTAAAAATTCATTAACGTAATCCTTCACATATTCCTCCGACCAATACGGATTGAGTCTTTTGACTATTTTTATCAGCTGTCTCTTTTGCATCGCATCGATTCTGGCCGCTGCTTCGATTGCTTGCTTCTCCCTCCCTCTTGGGTGGAGGTCGTGTATGGTTTGGTCGGTGGTCATTGGGTTAATTCGGTATTTGTTAATATCCAGTAAGCATTTTGCCATTCATGAACATAATTAACGTGTCTTATAAAAATGCATTTTCCGTTTTGCCAAGCATAAATGCTTCCATAGTTATTAATATTTTGTCTGCACTCAAATGTGTTTCTAAAGTATTTTATTTCTCCTAATCGCTTATGCCATTCTTCGGTTAATTGAACTGGCGAAAAAGAATCCAAATCAGCCTTTATTATTCCGCTATTCAAGGAAACGACTATTTGAGTTTTATGAATCTCAATTACATTTCCTTCTTCTCCTGAGAAGTCGTCTAAAACGATGTTTCCAATTCGTAATTCTCGTACATCCATCTCAATTTTTTTTAAAGGTTAGTCTACAATTATGGCGTTTTTTTGCGCCTGTTTTCTGCACGTTTTTTAATCTGAATCTCTTTTAAAATATCCAAACATTTTTTACATTTTCCTGCATCTTCTTCAAACATCGCAGCCTGTTCCATCGTCGGCGTTCTTTTGCCAATAAACCTGTTAGGGTTTTCAAGATAACGCGGAATCATCATCGCCTGAAATTGTGATTGCCGCATGCGTGTTTCTAAAAACTTCTCGAGTGATTCCATATCAATTACTCTTTACATAGTTAACCATCCACCCGCCAAAAGCCGCGCCTATTCCCATCCAAAGCCAGCGGTTTCGGTACCACTTGTTTGCTTCGTTGAGTTGCCCCGCGTCGAACTGCAACTTCAACCCCTCTTCATACAAATTATCACGCTCCTGCCGTAACACCTCAAGGCTATCCAATACGCGAATTAATGATAAATCCTGTTCTCTGATGATCCGCAGTAACTTCTGTTTCGCTGGTTCGCATTTCTCGTGCTTGCGTAAGCTGTCCGCTATTTTCTGTATCTGCGGTTTAGGCAGTATCAAATCGCCATCCTTTCTGAAGGTTTGAGCGCTCATTGAGAACGTGGCGAGGGTTAGGAGGATTATTGTGCGCATTGTAGTTCGGGATTTTGATGGATGTTGCCAATGATTTCTACTTTCCTCAATCCGCATACTACAAAATCATAATGGGTTATGTGCTTATCGTTTACACCGATCATTACAAAACAAGGATTACACAGATCGTATTCAACAACACAAATGTCTTCCGATTCTTTGATGAGTAATTTAATTGTGGTTTTTACAATATCCCCTTCATAAATATCAACTCCGTTCTTATCTTTTAATCCCGTGAATTGACGTTTAGCAACATTTTTGTAATTTCTATGCAGCGGCGCATCAGTAAATGTTTCATAGCACATTCCTTGGGCAATTTCGTCAAGATTCCAAGCTTCTTTTATAAAGCTATTCCCGTTTTTCCAAACGTATTCAAACTTAATCTCTCTTTCCATAATCAATACTCAATTAAATATTTACCGGCAACACTATCGTTCCCGGTTGGTGTGTATGCGTTACTTTCTTCTATTGCTGACTCCGCTCGTTTAACTGCTCTTTTAGAGGCTTTCTTTGCCTTACTCGATACATTATCCGATTGAAAGGTGTTCGTGTCTAATTTCGCATCGTTTTGCTCGACGGCAGCTTTGTTTTGCTTTATTGCTTCTGGGATATTCCGATGCTTGGCGAAATAGTAAAGCAACAATACAATCGCGAACAGTATCAGTAAGATCCAAAAGTACTTGTTTGGTATTTGGAAACCTTGTTGTTGGTTGTCCATTACTTTGTTTTTAAGTTATTAACTATATCGTAAGATCCTTTCATAAGGGTTATATGCTTTTCGATGTCTAATTTTACAATTTCGAGCATTTTTAAAGCATAATCAAAATCTTCTTGACTCCAATTAACTACTTTTTTTAAATCGTCAACCCGCAACAAAAAGTGTATTTTACAAGGTTTATCGAATTGTGCTCCCTTGTGGAATTTCCTTTCTATTTTCATAATGTCTTTAAATTAGATTGTAAAAATAATTGAAATTAAACTAAGAATGATTCTAAATTAACCCCGCCGAAACGGGGTGTTAACTACACTGCCCAGGCGTTTTCATTATCGGCCGCATCGTCTTTGAATTTCACATTTTTAACGGTAACGACGGGTTTTGAATCCTCGCCGGTGAATACTGCCAAATCAACGCTCGCAACGTTTACATCGACGATAATCGCGCCGAATGATTTCTTGCCTTTACGAACTCCTTTTAGCTTTCTTTCGCGCGTTTCCTCCGATGGGAAGAAAGTTACTTGTGTGTTTATTGTACTCATAATCTACATTGGCGATTACCTTTACTTCGCGAGGTTTTGGTTAATTGTTTCGTTGTACCATTTCACAAACTGAACTACTGCTTCATAAATGGATTGAAGCGTGTTTTCTTTTTCAGACCTAATATCCTTCATTTTGTTGGAATACATATTGTGAATTGTACACTCCTTGTAATAAATTGTTACAAAACAATCAGTATCTGAATGAATCTTTTCAACAACGGGCATTAGCCAATCCCAAGAGGAATTAAAGGATATTTCTTCAAAAGGATTTTTAGGGTACTTATCTCGTTGAGCGAATCCTTCTGTTTGTTCGCTGATCGCATATCCCATAAATTCCGCAATCAATTTGTTTTTTTCTGTTGTATTCATTTTCCTTTAATGTTTAGTGTTTATCCAATTGATCGTGTGTTGGGGGATTAAATACAACCCATTTTAATCATTATTTCTTTGGTTCTTTTTTGGTTTTGGGTTCATTGGTTAGGATTTTACCGAGTTTGATAATGAAAACATCGCCTTGCCAATTGTCTGACCATTCGGGTTTAGCTTTTCCGATTTCAATTCCTTTGAATTCAACAATCATTGTAGGAGCGTTTTTCGAATAGCCGTTTTTGAATGTTATGGTTTCGTAATTATTAACTACGCATTGAAGCGTTACGTGCTGCGGTAAATTATTCAACCAATGAGTAAAATGAATTTCATCAGAAAACCACGCCCCAATCAATCGTTTAATCCAATACCCTTTAATCTCACGATATTCTTCCAATTTTTCGCCCGACAAAATCATATCAAACCATTTTTTCTTAAGCGTAAGGTGTAGTGTTTTCATAATTGTTATTTTCTATGCGAATGATCGCGTTGGTTAAAGTTCGCGGTTTTTGAGCATTGCGTCGGAATATCGATATGCTCGTTTCGAGAAAAGATCAAAGTCTTTACTTGAGTCATCGGGACCTTGAATGTTAGGGTTTCCTATCATTGCTTGCATCGCTTTGGCCGCGAAATAATCCCGTAACGTCATCCCTTCTGATCTTACTGTGTTTGCTCCTACTATTGGAAATGCGCTGGGGTTGTTAGTGTTTTTCATAATCCTTTATTTAGATGTTAATTCCTTTAGTTTGGCGAGGGTTGATTGGCATAACTGCGAAGTTATTGCGTCGGGTAAAGGCATCCATGAATGTACATCATCGTGTCGTTCAAGGCCAATAAAAAAACACCCGTGCTTAAACTCGTAAACTGCATATCCAACGCTTGATGCTCCGATAACAAAACTTCTTTGTTTCGGGCTTACTTCTTTGAATGCTCTAAAAACAAACATTTCAAGTAGCGATTTACAGCTTTCCAACGCGGGGATAACTTGGTTGGAGTGAGCCGCCCAACCTGCTAGATAGCCAATATTTATCTTAAACTTATCTTGCTCTGATTGGCATTCAGACAATAATTTAGCGTACTGATTCGCCGCTTTCTCCGCTTCTTGTGGTGTGATTAAATTTGTCATGTTACTGGTATTTTGTTTTTTATATGGTTATCCCAATTTTCACGAGTAGCTGAGAAATCGGCGTCATAAGGAATTAAAATAGATGTTTTAACCTCCTTTTTTATCAATCCAAAGAAAGATATTTTCAATAGATACAAATGATACATTTCGCCTCTGGTGTGGTAACCAGGCCCTCCCCAAGGTTCGTATTTTGTTAAATATGTTGGCATTGGTTAATTCGTTATTTGTTCTAAATACCCTATGCCAATTGCTGAAATACAATAAAAGTCGCAGTAAGGGGTTGGTGAAAGGTATTTTTCAATCAGATGGTTTTCGTTCAAAACGTGAAAAGTGCTTGGATATAAATAATTCTCGTTTTGTTCCCAATCTTCCCAAGTGTACTTATAACCATCTTCCTCTAAAACCCTAGTTATTTTGCCTTTATCTAATAAGGCGCGTAACACTTTAATTTGGGTGTTGCTTAAATGATTATATTCTATTTTCTCTTTCGTTTTCATTTTGTCTTATTTTAAGTTTAAAGTAATTCCGAGGGTAAAGGTAGGTATTTCACTTTCCATTTTGTTGTTGGTTTAGGTTGGTTAATTTTTTGTAATTACCATTTTTAAATTGTTCAGAATCCCATTCAGATGCTTTTTTATAGTTCCTTATTTTAATTGTGAAAATTCCAGATGCAGCTGTTACATATTCATTTTTATGGGTAATTCTCATAAGCGTAACCGAATAAATCTTTTTCATCCAAAAAGTTCTATTTACGTATATGTATAAAACGCAATGCTTTTTGATTAAGAATAGTAATATTCCTAAAATTAATATTGTATTTACTATTGAAATGGTTTCCATAATAATTTCTGTTTAAGCCCAATGGCGGTTGAAAAATAAAGTTTGTGGACAGAGCAGGATTCGAACCTGCAATGATTGGTATGTCAATTTGTTTCACGATTTTCACGCCTTGTAGTAGCCTCTACAACGATTCCTAAACCCAGCTTTTACGACTTCGGATTTTAGTCTACCTTACCAATCTATTCCTCTTTAGCGTCTACCAAATTTCGCCATCTGTCCTGCCGACTCTCACGGCTACCGAAGTAGTTGTGGTATTTGGTTAATTATTCCTCTTTTAACATGCAAATTGAGTTCATTTCGTCTTCGTTGGATATAACTCTTACAGAAGACTTGGAGCACATGAAATCGCCTCCAAAATCCAATGTTACAGCTTCCTTTGTTGATGATAATACTGTAAGTCTTGTTACGGGACCGCCCATTAAGTATACTTTTTCTCCGTCTTTAATTTCTCTAGTTTTGAAATCTGTTGAATTTTCCATATTAATATAATAGTTTAAAGTTTACATTTTAAAACCCGAGTAGTGTGGGTTATTTTCCATCGCGTACTGCACGGAACTTGGTTGATAGTTTTGATCTTCCTCCGTGACGCTTTAAGTCGTTCTTGCTTACTAATATTGGAATTCGGATATTCTTTACGTCGTTTTCGTCTTTAGTTTTATTTGCCATTTTGTTATAGTACTTTATAAAATTTGTGAAATTCTGTAATTGCTTCCCTTCTGTTTTTAGCCCTTATTCCAAAACCATGTTTTTTGCCTTTTTCGTAAAATTTAAACTCATGTTTTACAATATTTGGTTTAGTATTTATCAGGATCATGTTTTCTAAAAACTCAATCCACAAATAACCGTTTGTAACTTGTTTTGTTTCGTTGTTCTTAATTCCTTGCCACTTAACCACCCTTGTATTAGTCATAATTTCTAAGTGTTTCGATTAATAATATTCAAATCTACAAAACTTAAATAATATAATAAGCACATCACATAAAATAAATGGTAATTCATAATCGTTCTAAATAAAGAAACCGCTAATCTCTTAGCGGTTGGTGTGGGGGTGTAGGGAGTCAGGCGAACCTAGCGTATGTGTTTTTTAATCGAACATCGTAATTAAATTTTCGGTATTGTTCACCGTTGTAGTAATATGCGAAAGTAGCCCAATCAGTCTTGACCAATGCATCGAACATTTTTTTATTGGACTTTATAAAAAGCAATCCTAATCGAAGTTGATTTTCCGCACTTGCCTTAGCATAATCCCACATAGCGCCAACGGATTTGAATCCCAATAATTTCCAATGAAAACCCATTACTTGCATAAGTCCAACAGAAGTTGCTTCCATTGCGGCGTTTTGGTTCTTTGAAAAAGCGTCGTTGAACGCCGACCATTCTGCGGCTTGCTTTTCCACTTTGTTTACTGACCATTTACCGCTTGGAGAGTAAGGAGATTTGCGTTTAAACCAATGTGGTTCGAATTGGATAATTATCTTTCCAGTTATCGGATCGAATGCTTGTGAACCCGACTCAATCAAAACAACGGTTTTTACCTTTGCATAGGTAAGTCCAAATTCTTGGGCGATTAATGAAATAGAGGTATTGGTGAGTAGTTTCATTCAACAAGTTTTTTAGCGGCCGTCTTTTCCTTATCGGTCATGTTCTCGGTAAAGATAATGAAATCTTGTTTCGATTTGGAACTTTCGTTTCTTTCGCATTTTACTTCAATTCGTAATCGTTCGAGTTCGTGGTCAATATCCTGCACGTCTATTTCAATAGGACGTTGCTTGTGCGCCTCTGGATTAACCCTGTTCGATCCGATAAGCAGCATGGCTGTAAATGGCAATATGAGTAATGTTTTATTCATTGGTTCTAGGTTTTTTGATTCTGGCTTTCAAAGTGTCTAGCAGTTGTGGTATTTCCCGGTTAGCGATTATTGTCTGGTTGATCCAATATTTCGTTTCGTTCCTGGAATCGTCAAGTTTTGTCTCCAGGCGAAGCTCCCTTTTCTCCATCCTGTCAATTTGTGCGTCCTTGTCTTTCAATCGCTGTTCACGGTCAACATACCAAGCGGTACCGAGTGGTATCAGCACGGCTGTTGCAATCGCAATCCAATTGGTGTTCTTCTTCTCGGTCTGCGTTTCTGCCATGCGTGTTTAAAGGTAGTAAATGGTGCTTATACAAAAGTATGTAAAATATTCCAAGATTCACACATTTTGATAACGCTGGCATTGTGGGTTTATTGCGGATAAAAAAACCGCTCGGGTGGGAGCGGTTTGGAGTTTACTATTGCGAAAGAATTTCACATTTGGATTCAACTTTTTCAAAATCTAAAACGTAACCTCCGTTTTTATCAGGATCTGATGAAATAGTATAATAAGCCTGTTCCATATTTATACCTGTAATGTAAACAACAGAATCCTTTTTTAAATCAGGCGTTCGACTCAATGATTCATTGATTTTAAGTTGGTCGCCCTTTTCTAATTTTGGCTGTGGATTGTGAGCCTTAACCCACATTTTTACATTTTCTTTTAAAATATAATCCCGTTCACAAGCCATGTTATCGAGCCAATCTATAAAGTCCCCTGTAAATTCATAGCTAGCACATCCGTCTTCCAATTTTTTCGCTTTTTCAAATCCGCTGTCATGCCAAGACAATTCTTTTAAGTCCTCTATAATACTTTCCTCATCATATTCAGAATATTGGTTTTCAATGATTTCTTTTGCGAAATCAACATACATTTTTTCCTCCTGCTGTGCTGTTATTTTTGTTGGTCTTTCTTTCTGAAAAAGCAATGAATCATCAAATAGTTTTTCCATAATAAATAATTTTAAAAAGCAAACCCCGACTGCTACAGACAATCGGGGCTACTTCCATTGATAAATAAATTCACCAATAATATTTTCGCTGTGGGTCTGTAGTTCCACGAAGCAAACCTACAACAAAAACTATTAAGAATGAATATAAATTAAAAAACCGCCCAATGTAAGGCGGCTTCTCAACTAACTAATTATTGTGGATCACTCCAATACTTTATCGAATAACCCACCGCTGCCAACGCTGAAAACACTGCAAATATCCAACCAATCCAATGGCTGTTAATACCGCAGTATATCGACGCGATTGTGGTTAGGTAGTACGGTATTGGGATTAGGCGTTTCAAAACAAAAACTCGTTGTTTGTTGAAACCAACTCGTAGGTAACGTATAGGCTGTTCGCGAGTTCTTGGTTGACCGGTTCGTTATACATTATTGTGCGTTTTTAACTTGTTCTACCTTAAACTCGCTAGGCTTCAAATCGATAACCTTTGTAGGCTCCAAAAAGTTCTTTGCGATGTAAGCGACAAATGCGCCTAAAGATACAATTCCCATAGTTGTCCAGGGCATTGTAAAGTTTGCTTCTGCCGTTTGATAAGAGAGGATCGCCGCATTGACGATTGGCACAATGGCCGATAATACAGCTACTAAAGCGCCTTTAAGAAAATCCCTGATGCTAAGGCTGAATTGTTGTGATACGATTTCTTTCATATTCTTTGTTATTAATTGGTTACGTTCGGCTAATTTAAAAATAATATCAATAGAAACGGATTGTTGGGGTGGATATTGTTTAAGACGGGTTTCCATCAATAATTATAGACTTATTTCAATAAACATTATAGCCCATTTTTGCTAATTCGTCTTTGATTTCCTGAGTTATTTCGGTTACCGTTTCGGATTTATATTGATTATCCGAAATTGGGCTATTGTAATTCAAATGAAAATGCACTATGTGTCCGTTTTCAAAATTTTTATTGCAAATTGATTTTGTTGTCCAATCCCACATATTTGTTACGTTCAACTGATACCAAGGCTCTTTTTGCTTAGATAAGTCAACGTATTCGGTACTTCCTTTAATTTCCATATTTTATCTTGTGTTAATGTAGCGAAACACAAATATACGTAGGGTTATGTTAAGAATGATTCTAAATTAAAAAATCCCGATGTTGGTCGGGATTAGTAAGAATTTCGTTTCTTTAACGCAACTATGCAACTGCTCTAAGCGGCGCAATGCTGATGACGTTATTGTCGTCGGTTATTGTTTTTAGTTCTCCGTAATACCTACTTTATCGCTGTCAAAACCAATCAACCCCGTATTTTATAATCGGCGGGTCAGGCATAACTACAAACCTGATTCCTTACGTGGTGGAATTGACGGGAATCGAACCCGCGTCCAAACGACTTTCAATAATACATCAACGAACTGATGCAAAGTAAATACATTTTTTGTTTAGAACCAATATAAATTACTACATTTGAATAGTTCTTACTCTCGGACGAGCATAGCCGGGAAATGCAAATAGGGAAAAGCATCCGTAATTTAAAATGGATGCTTTTATTTTTTCAACCAGTTCGGAACGTTCGGCATTATCAAGCAAAATACAATTAGATTTACAACAACATAAACACTAGAACACGTGAATAAATCAATATACATTAATCCATCGTTCAGCTCTTCATTTCCCAACGATTGAGACGGAAAATGTTTTGTGTAAACCATTGCGATATTGATTGAGTCCAGAAATCCGAAAAATATCCAATAATTGAACAGGTGTACGCATATAGTTTTCCACCACACTTTTAATCCTCCATAATAGGAGATTGTTACCCAAAAACAAACAATTACCCATGCGATTATTTGGCGCAAGTCTTCATATATGTAAAAACGAGCATCGCCCACAATCGGCCTCCAAACAAATATGCCCAGTACGCTATAAATAATAAGCGAACCGAGCATATAAAAGATGTGTTTATTGCCTTGCATTAGCTTTCGCTTCTTGATCCTCTAGGCGGTATTCC